CTTTTATGCTGGGCTTGACTGGGGCTTTAATCCGTCCCCCTCAACTGTCGTGGTTTTAGCTGTCGACAGGAGGGGCTTCATGTATGTATTGGAGGCGGTCGCAAGGATAAAAATGAACGACCCAGAATTTATTGAAACTGTTGTCAGGAATGACATACAGCCAAGATACAACATTCAAATGTGGTGTCCCGACTTGGCGAACGCATCCGGAAGGGACATCCTAAAGCAGGCCGGGGTTCCAGTTACTGACGATATTGACAAGAGCATCATGCTTGGGGTAAACTTGGTCAAGGGGTGCTTAAGGGTCCCCGGGACAAACGGAAAGGCAAGGATCCTGCTGGCCCCGGACTTAGACAAGGGGCTACCCAGAACAACCGAGGGCCCAATAGATTCAATTTACGACGAGTTTGAGCTTTACCACAAGAAAACCGACTCTGCTGGTCGAGTAATGGACATGGATAAGCCAGAAGATGGTTACGACCACTTTCTGGATGCCCTTAGGTATGTGATTTATTGGCTTATCGGAAGAGGCAGGGCTGATATTGCATTTGCTTCTGACTATGAGTCTGGACCCGGAAATCCATTTCAAGCCAATGAGAAAACTAAGTCTACAAACATTCCGTCTCCACAGGAGCTTCTTAGACAGCAGGGAATATCATTTGAGGACAATTCCGACCTAAACACTGGGGATCAAGAGGATGACGGAAAGCCACCCGAGGCCGGGGGTCCAATGTGGAAATGGACCTGACGGAACAGGGGTACAATAGAATCGATGAGCTATTGTTTTTAAACAGGTTCTAGATCCCCAAAGGAGTAAATTAATGCCTCTTCTTAATGTAAATTTAAATGTTCTTGGATACCTAGATGGGCCCAAAACGGCAAACCCAAGAATGAAGCTTCACGACACCACGCTCTCCATAATGGGGCTACCCACGGAGGCAATGAACAATACCCCGATAGACCTTGCTCCGGGCGAATCCGTCACTCTAGCGTCAACCCTTAGATCTATTTTGGTGTCTCCAGTCACTGTATTTTCTGTTTCAAAAAATCAGGCGACTGCAAGACTGACCGGATCTTTTGGACAAAGAACCGGGAGACTTGATGGGGATGCAACAACTCAGTGGACCATATCGGTATCTCAAGAGCTCGTAACTCTAACTCATACCGGGACCGGGACTGCCCCGACATTTTCAAGCATGCAGGCAGGAGATGGGGTAACAATCGATGCCCCCTTTAGCTCACTAAATAGGGGGGACTTTACAGTTGTAAAGGTTGGCGCAAGCTACATTCAATTTGTGAACCCAATAGCTGCGGGAGAAACCGTAACCGGGCAGGTGGATGTTTACAGCTCCGGACCCGTACAGAAGGGGGATGTTTTGGACCTAACATCCTCGGCATTTGCATTTCCAAATAGGGGTCAGTTTGCAATTACTAGAGTTACGGACAGCTTCGTAGAGTTTTCTAACCCAAATGCAGTCCCAGAGTCTTCCATATCCGGAGTTCTTCCCGGGGAGCTGAATATTTACAGGGATGCATTTCAGTGGATGCTCGTCGCCGTCGAGCACAGGGCCGTAGTTAGATTGAATGGATCTACAAACGACTCCGTCGAGGTAACTCCTCCGGTGGATGGAGATCTCACAAACAATCCCGGAATAATGCTAAAAAGAGGAAGGGTGTATCAGGTGCAGATCTCAAACCCAACAAACTTCCAGCTAAAGGGATTTTTATTCTTAGCTGAATAAAAATGGACAACCCAAGAATTACAGCCAAAGAAAGAGGACTGATAAAGGGGGCAATAAGAAGGGCATTTAGCCGAAGTGATCTTAGGCAAAAAATCATGGCAAGGGCCAGAATAGAGCACAGCGATCCGTCAAAGCCAAGGTGCAAAAAATGGATTAGGTGCGAAGTATGCAAAAGCCCATCTCCGGAGTGGAGTAGCGATGTTGACCATATAGATCCCTTAATCCCGATAGGTAAAACAATGGCAGAGATGAGTATGGATGAACTTATAGACAGGACTTGGTGTCCAGAGGAAAACCTCCAAGCGATATGCTCAGACTGCCATGACTTAAAGACAAAGAAGGAAAGAGAAGAAAGAACCGCAATCAACAGGGCAAAAAAGGGCATTAAACCAAAGAGGAAGAAAAATGAAAGTAAAGTTTAAAAAACTAGCACCTGAAGCAGTCATCCCATCGTATGCGAAAGAAGGAGATGCTGGGCTTGATCTTGTGGCCGTATCCAAAGAGTACGACCATGAAAAAGAGAAATTAGTTTTTGGAACAGGACTTTCAATAGAGATACCGGAAGGGCATGTAGGGCTTTTGTTTCCTAGAAGCTCGATCGTGAAAACACTTTTGAGTCTTGCAAACTCGGTTGGTGTAATTGACAGTGGATATAGGGGTGAGGTTAAGGTTGTTTTTGACCCGGGCCCAAGACCAAAGAAAAACTATGAAGTTGGAGACAGAATTGCCCAACTGATAATTTTGCCATTTCCTAAAATAGAGCCCGAAGAATCCACCGAGCTTTCTAGCTCAGATCGTGGGTCTGGCGGTTTCGGAAGCACAGGAGCATAAGATGGGCATTTTAGATAAAACCATTAAAGTAATAGAGGCCAACCTCGACAAGAGACTAAACGACCTGCAGAAGTCGGAAGAGGTTCTTGAAAAGAAAGAGAAAGAGGGTGGCATAGGAAGAAAGGGTCTAATATTTGACCCATTTGTTGAGAACGCCAACAATCAGGGCTTATTCCGCCCAAAAACAGGCTTCATTACGAACGCCCTGCTCAAGCAGGTATCTAGAAGAACACCCGCAGCTGCGATCATTATTCATACCAGATCCAGCCAAGTCCAAAGCTTTTGTCGCCCCCAGTCAAATCGATTTGATACCGGATATAAATTTCAGCCAAGAGACAAATCAGAAAAGCCGGATCAAGAAGAGATTCAAAAGCTCGAGGCCTTCATAAATAACTGCGGGATCAAAGAAGAAAGGGCCCCTGAAGATAGGCTAACCTTTGACCAGTTCGGCTACATGGTCACATCCGATATGCTTAGGTATGGACATTGTGCGATTGAGCGAATCCCCAGAAAAGACGGGGGCCTATATGCGTTTCTTCCCCTAGCCTCTGAGGGCATATACTATGCAAACCCTAAGGCCGACCCAAAGGACATTAATGCACAGAGAAACCTGTGGAGAGAAAGAATGGACGAGGAAGGGCAAGAGGAGCCATCCCCGGGCGATGTGATGTTTGTTCAGGTGCTAGACAACAAGGTTATCGAAGAGTTTTCCAGAGAAGAGATGGTGTTTGCTAAGCTCAATAACGAAACGGATACTGACCTTTCCGGCTATTCAATCAGCCCACTCGAAAGGGCTCTTAGCATGCTTACGGCTCAGCTACAGATCGAGAATCACCAAAGAGGATTCTTTACTCATGGCGTGGCCTCAAGGGGTATTCTTGTCATTCAAGGAGACATGACACCCAATCAGCTTCGTGTTCTCCAGTCTCAATGGACCCAGCAAACTACAGGACCCCTTAACTCTTGGAGGACCCCAGTCCTTGCCGGGATCAAGGGCGTTCAGTGGGTTCCGCTTACGGCAGGCAATAGAGACATGGAGTACGCCGCCTATCAAGACCATGTCTTGAGAACGGTTCATGGCTGTTTTACAATTGACCCCGAAGAGACTGGATTTGGATACCTGTCCCGTGGAACGGAACAGAGAAGCCTCGGAGAGTCTTCCAATGAGTACAAGATTCTTGCCTCTCAGTCCCGGGGACTCCGCCCGATTCTATCTAGGATTGAGGCTATCATCAATGAAGAAATCATGCCGGGCTTTGACGAGAAGCTTGCCGAAAAGTATGAATTTTGTTTTGTTGGTCTAGATGCAGAGTCCAGAATAGAAGAAACTCAACGGCTTACTGGAGAGGTCTCCCTTCACACCAGCATCAACGAGGCCAGAAGTCAAGCGGAGCTAGAGCCCCTTAAGATTGGTGGAGAGATCATACTTAATCCGCTCTTGCTACAGACACTGCAATCTAATATGCCAAAGGGCATGTTCATGGAGCTGTATATGGGAATAGAAGGCGCATCTCAGAGGCCGGACCTCCAGTATATTCCGGATCCCATGTGGTTTCAATTTCAGCAAATGCAGATGCAACTAATGCAGCAGCAGGCCATGGGCATGCAACAGCCTCAGGGTGGCGAAGGCCAACCTCAGGAGGGCGAGCAAGAAGAGGGTCAGCCCCAGCCACAGCAGGAGGGAGAGGGTGACGAGCAACAGGGAGATCAGCCTCAAGAGGGGCAACCACAGCAGGATAATGCCATGGCTCAAGCTCAGGCCCAGAGCCAAGCGATGGCAATGGCCGCCCAGATGTTTATGCAGTCAAACCCAGAGATATTTAAATCACTTAGGGACATTCAGTATTCCAGCAAAATTGAATCTCTCATGAAGGGCAATGTTGGAAGGCCAAGTGACAAGCATGTTGATCACCTTTACAATAAATTAATGAAGGACTATGAGCTTGCCTCTAAGAAAATGATAGAGGAAGTAATGGGATCAATTAAGGAAGACCTTGAGGACAAATGCGATCACGGGGATGACGACAAGGAATAACAAATGTCCATCAAACCAAAAACATCAAAGGCTATTGATAAGGCTGGCGAGAGATTCATTAACTTCCTGAAGTATAGGGCGATCGGACCACACGCACTATCAAAGGCCCAGCTAAAGGACCTAATTAGGGCCGGGTGGATTACCGACTTCTCTCCAACGGCCGCCGTTAGCTCTGCATATGCTCTGACCCACGCAAAGGTAGCCGATGCCTTAGCCCCCAAGGCGCAAAGAGAGGGTGCTCTTGAGTTTTTGGAGAGGATGTTTTCTAGGTACGCAGAAAAGGCGGGATCAGAATTAAAAAATGACATCGCCTCAATTCTTGACTCAAACATAATGCCTTTTGTTGACAGGAGAGAGGGCGAAGAGATATACGGCCTACTGAAGGACCCTAAAAATTGGGGCAAATACTTAGGAAACGCCCTACACGGAAGAGTAGATAACTGGAGACACAGGTGGTCTACGATCGTTAAGACAGAACTTGCCCGGGCATCAAACTGGGGGGCAGTAGATGCAATTCTGCACAACAATAAAGATAAGGACCCAAAAGATATATTGGTCTTTAAAGCTGGTCCAAACGACGAGAGAACCTGCAAGCACTGTGCCAAGTTTTGGTTTAAAGAAGATGGCAGGACCCCTAGGCTGTACAGGCTTTCAGAGTTAATGGCAAACGGCTCAAATATTGGCAGAAAAGCAAAGGACTGGCTAGCAACTGTCGACCCCACTCATCCACACTGCAGGCACTTGACCGTTCACCTCAGGCCCGGGTACGGATTTGATGCAAATGGCAATCTGCAGTACAAATCTAAAGATCACAACGAGCTTGACTTTCAGCTTAAAAAGAAGTAATCTTTAATAGACTGTTGGTCCCAAAGTGACGGCCCTGAGGTGCATACACCTGACTAGATCGATAGAAGTAGGCGAGAGGTGTACTGGTTTGCATGGGGGTCTTATAAGCCTTTGGTAGTGGGTTCAATTCCCACCTCGCCTACCATTATTGGTAATATATTGTTGGAGATTTAATGCCACAGCTTTTTGTTTATAAGGATGAAAATGGAAAACCACAGGTAGAATGCCCGGGGTGTGGGGATTTGATATCCCCGGACAAAAGTCATCTTTTTGACAGCTACGACTGCCCAGACTGCGACACACCAATACATTCCAGTGAAATGAAGAAGTACAAAAAAGCCATGGATGAGTGGATCTCAGATCAGGGCGACGATTATGAGTAAGATCATTCGAGAGTCAATTGACAGATTTTTTGATTACGGAATCCATGTGGAGACGAGGACGATCTACATGGGGTCAGAAGACTATAGTGAAAATGGATCGGAAACAGGTACAGACCACAAGATGGCCGAAAAAATCATTAAGGCTATTCATATTCTGAGTACAACTCCGGACAAGCCAATCAAGATAATTATGAACAATCTTGGCGGTGACTGGTATCACGGAATGGCGATGTACGATGCGATCAAGTCGTGTCCGTGCCATGTAACGATCGAGGTCATGGGGTATGCAATGTCCATGGGATCAATTATTCTTCAGGCAGCGGACGAAAGAATCATTCATCCAAATGCCAACATCATGATCCATGATGGATACGATGCCTTCTCCGGGCACTCAAAAAACTTTGAACTATGGGCCGAACAAAGCAAAAAGCTTCGTCGCAAGATGTACGAGATTTATTCAGAAAGAACTGGCAAGGGCATAAAATACTGGGAAAAGAGATGCACACTGGATTTTATTATGGACGCAAAGGAAGCTCTGTCTGTTGGGATGGTTGACTCAATTGCCGGAGAAAAAAATGGAACTGACTGATAGTGCTTGCATGGCAATCATATTCATGGTATTGTCTTTACTGATACTGACTCTTTAGGAGAAAAAATGGATTCTAATAGAAAAATTGACTTAATAAATGCATACAGACAGCTTCAGGGGTTGACTTTAAAGCTTTCCAAGTCTACAGATGAAGAGATAACCGATTTGGTTCAAAAAGAGTTTCAAGAGTTTGTTACATCTAGAATTGAACAACTACTAAACGGATCCGCCGAGTCTGGAGAGTCTCCCCCGGCTAGCAGACTTACCGAAGAAGATATCGAGATTGTTCTAGCACTAATCGAAAATGTTAAATTAAAACAAAAGCTTAATAATGCGCCTGCCCCGAAGCCCGTGCCCCCGCAGGTCAATCAGGTTCGTAATGTCAGCTCCAATGCAAAACCACTGAAGGACGCAGATCCTACGGGGGAAAGGTACAGGAGCGCAAACGAAACTTTGCTAAGTAGATTAGCAAAAATGGACAATCAAGGGCCCGAATTTTAAGGAGGTGGCCAATATGAGTAAAGCAGTTGAGTTTAACAAGAGAAACGCAAAGCTAGCCGTAGCACAACAGCAGAGTAATGCCGAAAGCCTAAACATGCTTCGTCAAACCCTGTCGGGCATGTATCAAAAAATCTTCGAGCTTCAAAATAAGCTGGAGTCCCTAACTGGATCCGCAAAGGCGGCCGACTGGAGATCTCTTGCCATTATGAAGCTACTAAATAAAGCCGGGATCTCCGAGGACGAGGTTACCGCAAAGGCAGAAGAGCTTCAAGTTAATGCATTTAATAAGGAAAGCGAACTGGATGACGAGGCAAAAAACCTTGAAAACCACGATGGAACGGCAGAGAACGGGATGACCGCCATTGCCCAGATCAAGGTGTTTAAGGATGGAGCAGAGCTAACCGAGAGCCAAGTTGTTCGATCTAAGTTTGAGCTTGGAAGAGCAGAGCTTCTTCCAGAGATCGATGAGGCGGTTCTTGGCATGACTCCGGGCACAAAAAAGAAATTCCCACTGTCTTTGTCAGGAAAGACCGATGAGGCAGAGGTTTCTTTGATTGCGCTCCGTAAACCCAAATCACAATCTACACCCTCTGATTCAACACAAGAACAATCAAACAGCACTAGCTGATATATAATCAGAGGTAAGGATGAAGAAGCCAAATAAAAAAAACAATCTCGGAGACAGGTTCCATAAGTCGGTTTGCGATGTAGCAAACGCTACAGGAAAAGAGCCAGCTTTAGTCTCCAAGGCGGACTACTTTACCTCTGATTTAAAAACTACACTGTCGGAGTGGGAGTTGAGGAAGGCTGGTGGATTCTCCAAGCTTATGAACCTCTACTTCCCTCCTGACAAAAATATAGTAATTGATTCTGCCTCAAAAATGGTTCGTGGCTACAAGAACAAGCTTGAGGCCCAGTATGGAAGAGAAATCTTTTTAAAGGATGAATTTATATCCGTATTCCGTGAGGTGATGGAAAAAAATCCAATTGCCATTCACGGTCCGGTGTTGATCAAGAAGAAGTCGTCTAAGATCGAGAGGTCTTTAGTGGTCCACTTCTCCGATACGCATTTTGGATGTAATATCGAAAAGTCGGAACTTAATGGAATCAATGAGTACAACTGGACAATCGCCGCCAGAAGAACTGCATTTTTAATTGATCAAGTTGTGACATACAAGCCACAGTATCGTGATACCACCGAGCTGGTAATGCTCATTAATGGCGACATCATTGCCGGGGTAATCCACGATCAAGAGTGGGCTGTTGACCTATTAACCACCCAATTTGCTGGAGCAATAAACATTTTTTCTCAAGCAATCAGCTATGTAGCACAGCACTTTAGGAAGGTTCGAGTGGTTTGCACCCCCGGCAATCACGGCAGGGCCATGCATAAGTCCAGCAAAGATCGTGCAATGACCCATAAGTGGGATTCCTACGAAAACATGGTATACCTAGCCCTTAAGGAAATCTTTGGTAAGGCCGGAAAGTACAACAATGTTGAGTTCGTAATTCCAGAATCTCCCTATGCAATTATTGAAATTCAAGGTCACAAATTTTTGGTCACCCATGGCGATACAGTGATAAATGTTGGCAACCCGGGCAAGAACCTGAACATGAAGTCGATCAACGAGCAGATCAATAAGGTCAACTCGCAATTGATTCGTGGGGACGAAAACTTTGCTGGCATAGTGGTTGGCCATGTGCATGTATCGACAATTCAGGAAACCGAATCTGGGACTATGCTTTTGATTAACGGCACGATGTCAGGCCTAGATGCGTATGCCCAGTCCTTGGGGATCTTTTCCAAGAATGCCACCCAAACCCTATTTGAGGTAGTACACGGACACCCAGTGGGGGACATTCGACTTATTAGGCTCCGTGAGGCAGATTCCAGACCGGACTTAGATGGAATTATTAAACCATTTAAGGGGAAAATGTAACAATTAACCTGCCCCGGATCCCTGATAATTTGCTTATGGGCAAGAATACCCAAAGGCAGATCAAAAGGGCAAGCATGGCAATGGAAAGTCAGATGGAACTCCATGAGCTCGAGCAGTCCTTAAAAGAGCTAAGGGAAAATCTTGAGTATCTACATACCCATGCAAAGTCCATAAATCTTCCAACATATCAAAGAATTAAGGCGGCCGAAAAAGCCGCAGTGGATGCTATAGAGCGTATAATCAATTCAGGGAGACAGAATGGACAGCAGATGCCCAAGGAATCTAAAAAAGACACCATGCGAAGGGTGCGCTTTAGGGAAGGAGTCGGTGGATCGAGTCAGAAAAGGTCTAGAGCCTACTTGCGAGTGGTTCGTAGCGGACGCTGAGTCTAATTACTGTTTCTGGAAATTTATGGAAGACAGGGGTGACAAAAAGCCCCTCTCTACGGCAAAGATAGCAAAACTATTGATGATAGATGACTCGGAAGTCAATAGGGTCGTCAATGAGTTCAAGTCCCAGTTTTCGGAACTAGTATCTACAGGAACTCAGCCAGAGTATTCCCTAATTGACAGTAAGAATCCACAAGATGATGAATGAAAATTATTCACCCATT